AGGCTATATCCTCAAGAGGCTGATTTCCGCGATTCCGGTCTTGTTCGGAATTTCGATCATTGTCTTCTTCATCATGGCCATGATCCCCGGCGACCCCGCCACGGCCATTCTCGGGTCCTACGCGACCCCGGAAAACGTGGAAAAACTGAACCGCGACCTCGGCTTGGATAAGCCGATGGTGCAACGATATTTCATCTGGCTCGGCAACATGCTTCAAGGCGATTTCGGGCGCAGCTTCTCTCTCAACCGGGCGGTTCTGGACGAGGTGCTTGACCGCTTCGGGGCGACGTTGGTCCTTGCGGGCACTTCATTTGTCCTGTGCTCGCTCCTCGGTATCGCAGCAGGCGTCGTATCGGCTGCCCGGCAATACGGGTTGGCTGACAAGGCCATTACTTTCGCTGTGCTTCTTGGCATTTCAATCCCCTCGTTTTTCCTTGGTATGATGATGATCCTCATCTTTGCCGTGAAACTGCGATGGTTCCCGGTGTCCGGCATGTGGCCCATCTATGGCGCGCGTGACCTGCCTGCACTGATCAACCACCTGACCCTGCCCGCTTTGGCGTTGGCGGTGGTGGCGACAGGTGTCATCGCCCGCCTGTCCCGCTCGGCCATGCTCGAGGTGCTGAGGCAGGATTTCATCCGTACCGCACGGGCCAAGGGCGTGCATGAACGATCGGTCATCTGGCGCCATGCCCTGCGCGCCGCGATGGTCAGCATCATTCCGGTGCTGGGGGTGCAGGCCGGGTTCGTTCTGTCCGGGGCGGTCTATATCGAAATGGTGTTCCAGTGGCCCGGCGTTGGGCGGATGCTGGTCGATGCCATCCTCAAACGGGACATCCTGCTGGTGCAGGGCGGCGTCGTCTTTGTCGCGGCTTGCTACGTCATGTTCAACATCGCGGTCGATGTCGCACAAAGCCTGCTCGACCCGAGGATTAAGACATGATGGCTTTCTTCAAGCTTCTGGCGCGCAACCGGCTTGCGCTAGGCGGACTAATCGTAATGGGGCTGGTCGTTTTGCTTGCGCTGATCACGCCACTTTTGCCGCTGGCCGATCCCGATGTGACAGACACGGCGAACCGGTTCAAACGGCCGCTTTCCGAAGGTGCGTTGCTGGGAACAGATCACCTTGGTCGCGATCTTCTCAGCCGCTTGCTTTGGGGCACGCGCCTATCGCTGGCCGTGGGTTTCGCCGCTGCAATCATCGCCGCGACGCTTGGCGCGGCCATCGGCATCATCGCCGGCTTTTACGGCGGGCGGACCGACAACATCATCATGCGCGGCGTCGATATGCTGATGGCATTCCCCTACATCCTACTGGCGCTGGCCATTGTCGCAGCCCTCGGGCCGGGGCTGATGAACGCGCTGATCGCAGTGGCGGCTGTCAACATCCCGTTCTTTGCCCGCAACATCCGCGGAATTACCGTGGGCATCGCTCATAAGGAATTCGTCGATGCGGCGCGGCTGTCGGGCATGACGAATGCGCGCATCATCCTGACCGAAGTGCTTCCCAACGTGATCCCGGTGATCGTGATCGCCATGTCCACCACGATCGGCTGGATGATCCTTGAAACCGCCGGTCTCAGCTTTCTGGGGCTCGGGTCGCAGCCGCCGCAGGCCGATCTCGGATCGATGCTGGGCGAGGCGCGGTCGGCGCTGATCACCAATCCGCATACCTCGGTCGTGCCCGGTGCGATGATCCTGATCATCGTCATGGCGATCAACCTTCTGGGGGACGGGGTGCGCGACGCGCTGGACCCGCGCCTAAAATCCGGCGCCCTGTCGCGCCCGATGCCGGCCACAATGGTCAAGCGGACCGGACCGGTCCCGGAAACCAAACCCGACACCTTGCTTGCATTGCGTGGGCTAAAGACCCAGTTCCACGTCAAGGACCGCGTTTACAAGGCCGTGGGAGGTGTGGATTTGCAAGTGAACCCTGGCGAATGCCTTGGGGTGATCGGCGAAAGCGGATCTGGCAAATCGGTGACAGCCCTCAGCATCATGGGACTGGTGGCCTCGCCCCCCGGCGTTATCACCGGTGGTGCTGTCCACTATAAGGGCGAAGACCTGATCGGCGCGCCCTATGAAAAACTCCGATCGCTCAGGGGCGAGAGGATCGCCTACATTTTCCAGGACCCGCTCGCCACGCTGCACCCGCTTTACACGGTTGGCGACCAGCTGATCGAGGCGGTTCGCGCCCATCACTCCATTGATAGATCAAAGGCCCGCGCCCACGCCATCGACCTGTTGAAATCGGTGCGCATTCCCAATGCGGAACAGCGCGTTGACAGTTACCCGCACGAGATGTCCGGCGGCATGCGGCAGCGCGTAGGGATCGCCATGGCGCTGGCCAACGAGCCCGAGGTCATCATCGCGGATGAGCCGACCACTGCGCTGGATGTGACCGTGCAGGCGCAAATCCTGTCGTTGCTGGATGATCTGCGGCGGGATCGTGGGTTGGCCATCATCTTTATCACCCATGATTTCGGCGTGGTGGCCCAACTTTGTGACCGGGTGGCCGTGATGTATGCGGGCCGGATTGTCGAAGAAGGTCCGACAAAAACCATTCTCAATGCACCGGCCCACCCCTATACCGCGCGGCTCATGGCTTGCGTTCCTGAACTGGGGCAAGGCCGTCGCGAGTTGGCAGCCATTCCCGGCCTGCCCCCTGTGGTGGACAAGCTGCCCGAGGGATGCTCCTTTGCCGAGCGCTGCCATAAGGCAAGTGATGCATGTCGGCGGGGGAATATCGAGCTTGCGCGGCACGGTGCCGAAAGCCTTGTGCGCTGCCTTGCTCCGGAAACGTCACCGCAGGAGGCGAGCCAATGACCACTGCTCTCAAACTGACCGGATTGAGCAAGGTCTTTCCCGTGGGCAAACGCATGTTCGGCCCCCCTCGCGCAATGGTGCGGGCCGTTCAACCGCTGTCTTTGACTGTCGAGGAGGGGGAAACCCTTGGCATCGTTGGTGAATCCGGCTGTGGCAAGTCCACTTTGGCGCGGATGCTGGTCGGCCTGTTGCCGCCCAGTTCGGGAACGATCGAAATCAATGGAGAGCCGCTGGACAACGCCGATCCGGCCTTGTTCGGCCGCAAGATCCAATACGTTTTCCAGGATCCGATAAGCAGCCTCAACCCGCGCAAGACGATCCGGCAGATCATGGAAGCGCCGCTGAGGCACCTTCACAGGATGCCCGCGGCGGCCCGTGCGGACCGCGTTCGGGAGATCTTTGCAGCAGTGAACCTGCGCGAGGAGTTTCTGGATCGTTATCCGCATGAGTTTTCAGGCGGGCAAGCGCAGCGGATCGGCATTGCCCGCGCGCTGGCCGCGGATGCGCGCATCCTCATTCTCGATGAGCCCGTTTCGGCGCTGGATGTGTCTGTGCAGGCGCAGGTTCTGAACCTGCTGGCCGATTTGAAAGAACAGTTCGGGCTGACCTATCTATTCATCAGCCACGATCTTGCCGTGGTCGAGGCGGTTAGCGACCGGGTCGCGGTACTTTATTTTGGCTCAGTGGTCGAGGTCGGTCCGGCGGATGAAGTCTTTGCTCATCCCAAACATCCATATACCAAGCTTCTGGCAGACAGTGCGCCAGTGGTCGGACGTCCGTTGACCGCGCCAGAGGGTCGAGAAACCGAATTGCCCGACCCGCTGAACCCGCCAGAAGGGTGCGCTTTCCGTGCGCGGTGCGCCTTTGCCAGCGACAAATGCGAGCGCGAAGCACCGCGTCTTGAAAAGCAGTCAGATGGTGTGTGTACAGCCTGCTACCACCCCCTTGCAGACTCAATGTAGGGTACGAGGTTTTCGGAGTCTCTTGGTGCTCCAAGGCGGGTGAAAGCCGTCCAGATTTTCTTTTCTTAATGGAACCCGGGTCTCTTGGATTGAATGCCCGCAATCCTTTGTGCTGAACAACGTGCGTCGATTTGCTCGTGCAGCAAAGACACGGCTCCGTGCGCACGCAGCACGAAATAGCAATGGCAGACATGGGCTCTCACCCGCCATTAACTGCAGGAGGCACGAACGTCCGCTCTATCTGGAACAGCACCGTGCCTGTCTCGTTTGAGGCCAAACGCCAGCCGCTAATCGAACACTCGCTCCACCTGCTGTTGCCAAGCCACCCCAGCCAGAAAGCACAGATCGTACAGGCTGACCGAAGACACCTCTCGCTCGCAGGTCAGGCGCTTCAGTACCTCCGGCGCGAGGTATGCAAGACGTAGCTGGCGGCTGACATGCCGTTCCGCCAACCCAACGGCCTCGGCCAGTTCCTGGATCGTGCCGAACTCACCGGCCTCCATGCGCCGTCGCCAGCCCCACGCCCGTCCGATGGCGCGCAAGATATGCGGGTCCTGTGTCTGGTCTTCGCTGGGCCGATAGTTGGCGGGCGGCAGGATTTTGGGCCGACCGTTCTTCTTGCGAACCTTCAACGGGATTAAGATGCGGATCGTGTCGTCGGGCTTGGTCATTCCGCTGCCTCCACCCTGCGCGGCGCGACCATCTCGCGGACGACCCCGGCAATGCCTTCGCGCCGAATGTCCACCTCAAGCCCTGCTGCGGTGACGGTGACGCGCCGCACCAAAAGCTGGATGATCCGTGCCTGCTCGGCCGGAAACAGCCGCGCCCAGAGGGCGCCGAACTCATGCAGCGCTGCGATGGCATCCGCCTCTGACGCGCCGCCGCCTTCGCGTTTCAAGGCGGCTAGCACCTGCGTGACCACCTCTGGCGTCTGCAGAATGCGCCGAACCTCGGTCACTACAGCGTCCTCAACCATACCAGCCGCAAGCCGTGTTGGGGCAGTCTCCTCGCAGGTTTCGCGATTCCGGATCACATCCATGGAAACGTAGTATCGATAGAGCTTCGCCCCCTTCTTGGTGCTGGTGGGCGTCATGGCCGCGCCATTTTCGCCAAAGATCAGCCCCTTCAGCAGCGCTGGCGTCTGCGCACGGCTGTTGTTGGCCCGCTTGCGGGGGCTTTCCTGCAAGATGGCATGCGCCCGATCCCAAAGGCCTGCGTCGATGATAGCGTCATGTTCACCGGGATAGGCTTTGCCCTTGTGAACTGCCTCACCGCGATAAACTCGGTTCTTGAGCAGCCGGTAGAGGTAACCTTTGTCGATCAGCGTGCCCTGTTTGTTTCGGAACCCCTCGCGGCGAAGTTCGCGTGCCAAAACGGTGGCGGAGCCGAGTTCAACAAACCGCTCGAAGATGCGACGGACCGATGCGGCCTCTGCGTCGTTCACCACCAACTTTCGATCCTGCACATCGTAGCCGAGGGGCACGTAGCCTCCCATCCAGATTCCGCGTTTGCGGGACGCGGCAACTTTGTCGCGGATGCGCTCACCGATCACCTCACGCTCGAACTGGGCAAAACTGAGCAGGATGTTCAGTGTCAGCCGTCCCATCGAAGTGGTGGTGTTGAACGACTGCGTGACAGAGACGAAGGTGACACCGTTGCGGTCGAACACCTCGACCAGCTTGGAGAAATCCATCAACGACCGCGACAGGCGGTCGATCTTGTAAACCACAACCACGTCGACCAGACCATCGTCGATGTCCGTCAGAAGCTGCTTGAGACCGGGTCGTTCGAGGTTGCCGCCAGAGAAACCGCCGTCGTCATAGCGATCGCGGGTGGCGACCCAACCTTCAGATCGCTGACTGGCGATGTAGGCCTCGCAAGCCTCACGCTGGGCGTCGAGGGTGTTGAACTCCATGTCGAGACCTTCTTCGGTCGACTTGCGAGTGTAGATGGCGCAACGCAGCCGACGGTTCAGGCGGTTGGTGCCCTCCATCATGCTTGCTCCCGCTTGCGCTCACGTAGCCCGAAGAAGCGATAGCCATTCCAGCGTGTGCCGGTAATGGTGCGGGCCACGGCCGAGAGCGATTTGAATTTGCGCCCCTGCCAGTCGAAGCCGTCTTTCAGCACGGTTACGGTGTGCTCAACGCCGTCCCACTCGCGGATGAGTTTGGTGCCCGTGACGGGATTTCGGGGATCCCCGATCCGGTGCTTGTGTCGCGCATGTCCCTCGACCTCATCAGCCAGCAGATCCAGCATGCAGCGCGTTTCCCTATCGGGGCCGCCGTAGGTCAATTCCTGGATGCGATAGGCGATCCTGAATTCCAGGAACTTGCGGCTGTTGTTCGGCGCAGGGATGCCGAAGAGCTTCTCCCATTCGGCCTTTAGCTCCTTGACCGACATGGCCCTCAAGGTGGCCAGGCGAGCCAGGACGGTTTGATCAGTCTGTGGATCCAGACCCAGCTTTGCGGGCGTTATCTTATTGTCATGCTTCATCAATTCCTCCGATGCGGATACGTTTTGCACGAAGACCACCGCTCTTTCAGGGCGACAAGTCCACAAAACTGTCTCCGGTTTCGGCAGATAAACCGCTGGACTTCGTGGCGTTCAGGCGAACCACGCCAACGGCCAAGATGCGTCCGATTTCGGCGAAGCGCGCCTCTGCCGACATACGGTCTGGGCATAAGGGGTTGGGCCCCGAAATCGGGGTTGAGATATCATTAAGCATTGGAGCGCCTTTCGGGTTGTTGCCCTATCTGGGCTTCAAGCGGCGCTGGTATTCAAGTCAAAACAATGGGTTGCGGGAATGGTGCGGGGTGCTGCGTGCAGGATCGGGTTTGCGTCGCCATCGGGGATGCAACTTGTTGGCCTAGCTGAATTCGTATGAGGGCACCCTGCAAAGGCGAGGCTCAACGTTTGCGTTGAATTTCATGCGCTAATGCTAAAAAACTAATTATCAGGACACCATTGAAAGGTAATGGGTTAGTTCCCCGAGGACAAATCGCGAAGTGTAAAATCTTTCATGATTTCATTTGTGGCTGCATCCATTTGAGCTGCTTTGTTTCGCAGTGCTTCCTCAATTAGGAGTTGCCTGGCCGCTCTATCTTCGTCGATCAGTGCCCGGAGTTCAGCTTCGAACTCATCTCGATTGAAATATTCGTCAATATTGACGACGGCTGCGTCAGCTAGAAGCCATGCTGCTGTTCCGCCGAGGATGCCACATAGGGCTGCTCCAGGGCCACTCCAAGAGCACAATAAAGCTCCTCCGCCAGCACCGACCAGAAAACCACCGCCTTTTGCAACACCTTTAGCCGCTGCTTTAGCAGCAACTTTTGCTGCCATTTTCTTTGCAACGGTTGCTGCGACAACTTTAAGAGTGCCGCTCCCTGCAACACCAACTACGACTGTGGCAAGTGGAAGCGTAACTCTTGCGCGGCCGACTGCGTCTTCCAGTGCAGCTTGCGTCAATTCCCCAAGGGGCAGTGATAATTGCTCTGTCGGAATTGTCGTTTCGATCTCCTCCTTGAGTGCGCTGCGGTACGCCTCGGAATACTTTTGATCCAACAATGTTACAGCGTTTGAGAGCCGCTGTTCAAACCCCTTGAACAACCGATCGTAGAGCCCATCGCTCATTTGGCCGAACGCGGCTTCTGTCAATTCAACGTATTCCCCCAATACGGAATAATGGAATTCCGCATATTCTGGGATCGCTGCATATACCGGAGCGTAGACGTTTTGCAGGATCGTTTCTGTTTCGGGCGCAACAATTACCTGTGCTTTTTCCGCAGCCTCGCTAAGTATAGTCTCTAGCGTTGTCTTTGGGATTTCGAAGGTGGTTGGTCCCACAGGTTCGGAGTTGCGTAGAGTGCCGACCAATGTGAGCATCAATGTAAGGCCTGCCAACACCAGAATTGCCGCCCAAAAAAAACGCGATGCTGTCTTGTTTTTCTTGGTCTCATATCCGTTCGGTGACTGGGTCATGCAGCGTCATTGTCTCGATCTAGGGTTTGTGCAAGTAGGGTAAGAACTATGCTGGACCGTGCTACTATAAAGCTTACCAAGGCTGTATCAAGACTGTAAAGTATGGTCGACCATTTAGAAGAGCCTAACTGTACAACAGCCCACAACTTTCCGGCTTCATAGGCGTACATGGGCGCCAAAATTTCGGCTATCCAGCCTCGGCGTGGTGGGAGTTCCTGCAAACCCTGCATCACCGCTTCAGGAAGGCTGGCGGTACGGATTTCTCCAGGATAAGACACATAGTACCAGTTCATCCATGCGATGATTGGAATAAAGGCTGCGGCGGCAATCCATGTGCCGATTGAAATGGCTACTGCGTTGGCGAAGGGCTGGTGGAAATGTGGCAAAAACTTCAGTTTTAATCCGGCAAACAAGCCCCCGGAAAGAACGCCAAGCGCGATCAGAATTAGGATTTCTGAAAGGCTCGATACGAGTGCTTGCCAAGCCAGAAGCGGTATCGAGATCAACACAAATATTAGGGCCCCTGAAATCGCCCTTATTCTACCGGATAAAATGCTCATTAGCGGGGATCCTGCTCTGATTGCGGCGCGGAACCTGGCTCGAAAAATGGCCGCGCTAAGCGACAGGTATCCGAAAAATAACATTACTGAGAGCGGGAGAAAGGCCAAAACCGCCCAATCGCTTGAAGGATAAGTGCTCCGCCAAAGGTAGAGGGGTAAAAATAATGCGGATGTCGCAAGGCATATATTCAGTGCGTTTTTTGTCATGAGTGTCTGTTGGTTGACGGAACCCTGCTATGTTACGTCACCTGGCAGAGAAGGAAAGCGGCTTCGAGTGTCGTCCTTCTGATCGATTGCATCCGATCATTGATCCACCGGGGTGTTTCCATTCGGCGGTGCGGAGGAGAATGCATCCTCCGCTTCCAACTAACGCTGATTGATTGACGATATGATTTCATCAATGCCGCGTTGCTGGCCGCACCATAGTGTCGGTATCTAGTTTCAGGACGGCTTTCCAAAGCGGAGTCTTGGTGAACAGGCTATCTTGCGAGCGAAACGACCCATCGAGCCGGGTTTCCTGAAGAAGGCCGGTCCAGACGAGAGGGCGCAAGACCTGAGTGTAAAGGCTGCCCATCATATCATCTTAGCGTGGAAAGGGACTGGGATCTGGTTCACCGAACAAGATCTGCCGCAGGTGGGCGCCTGCTGCGCCGTCCTCAGTCTCGACATTGAGGACATTGAGGAAGACGTCCCAGTTGCCCGGCAGCACTTGGTCCGGGGTCCGTGACCAACCCGAATGATCGATTTCAAAGAGGTAGAACGGCGTTATGATCCCGAACAAACGTCCGGGTTGATGCGCCAGCTCCGCCCCTGACTTCGTCAGCTTGAAATTTCCCTTGTAGTTCCGACCCATCTTCAAAGTGGTCAGCAGGAAGTGAATATCCCCCAGCGGCATGAAGTCATGTTCGTTGAGTATTTTGTTGACGGCGAAGAGGTCCGCCTCGCTATGCCCGGGCCAGTCGAATTCGGCTGCGGCCCAGCGAACGAAATTGCGCTTGAAGGCTTTGGACGGGGTGAGGTCGATGGAGCCATGCTCGTCGAGGTAGGCGAAGGTTTTCAGCACCCCGCGCAGGAGCGGCGAGAAGCTTAATGCGGGATCATCGTCAGCGAGGGAGCGGAATTCCATCATCTCAAACCTCCCGTGCAAACCAGCGGATCCGCCCCACGATATTGATCTCGTCAGCCGTGCGCTCGTATTCGGGGTAATGCTTGTTGTCCGAAATTACGCGGACGGCGGGCGGGTCGCTGTTCGGGACATGCTGCAGGCGTTTCGCCACTAAGCCCATGCCATCATCGAGAACGAAGATGCCCGGTGGGTTTGGTGCCTTACGGTCCATGTCAACGAGCACCGTGTCACCATCAAAGAGCGTGGGTTCCATGCTGTCTCCCTCGACCTTCATGATGCGCAATTGAGAGGGCGCAGCTTTCAAGCCGTGTTTGATCCAAGACTTTCTGAAGTGATAGGCGCGATCTGGCGCTACATGGTCTTCGAGGACGACTGAACCGCCGCCCATTGAAGGCCTGACGCCCGCGTGGGTGATCGAAACGAAAGCATCGTCCGGGTTCTCGATGAACGGAGGGGTGCCTTCGACATTACCTATGCCGTGGATCAACCAGTCGAGTTCCACCTTCAAGACACGCGCGACCTCCGCGAGGCGGTCGATTCCAGGCCGCGTCGAGCGGCCACGCAGGATGTCGTAGACGAAGGAACGATTGACCCCGGCCATCTCGGCAACATGGGCAGGGCTCAGGCCGAGCTGGCTGGCGCGGGCATGGAGACGGTCGGCGAGCGTGTGGTGGACGTCCATATTATCCCCAAAGAAGTGTGGATTAAATAGGATAAGATAGGATTGCGCGACGCTGGTCAAGACATTAGAACAAAAAAGGAACGATTGCACGCAAGATTCGGGGGGGCAGATGGATATTGAAAAGGCTTACTTCTCTTTGCCTGAGGTTCTCGAACGATGGTCCATTCCAGAGGATGATCTCGTCTATCTTGCTGAGAACGACCAGTTGCGGCTGTCGATCCGGGTCTTCGACTTACCGCTCGAGATCGGGGGATACGAGGAAGATTCCGATGGCGCGCGGTTCCGTGTGGCAGAAGAGCGACGATACTTCAGTGGCCTTCTTGATCTGCATGCCTGCGATGTCTTTCACTTGTTTCGGTCGGGCGAAATGCGCTTGAGTGAGTTTCGCTCGGGGCCCTCAGGCTATGCTTGTCTCCAAGACGACTACGCGCCTCTCTACGTGGTGATCGGGGACCTTCTCCTGCGGCGTGGGGAACGCGATCGATATGAAATAAAATCAGGTTTTCACGCTGGCAACGGGAGTTGTGAGGACCGGACCTTCATCGCCTCCCGTGACTACAAGGATGTGCGCTGCAACGGCCATCAGTTCCAATTGGGGCCCATACAGGCGGAAGTCGTGCGCGCGCTCCATACTGCCGCGCAATCTGGTCAGCCCTGGCAGAGCGGAAAGCAGATCCTGGCGGCGGCCCGCTCGAAGAGCCTCAAGATGGCGGACGTTTTCAAGTCGAAGAAAAACTGGCGGGAGCTGATTCATTCCGATGGGCGCGGCAGCTACCGGTTGAGGGTCGACTAGGCGAACTACATCCCCTCAGGTGGGGGATGGCGGGGGGATCGAGTGGGGGATGAGCGGTGGATGCTCATCCCCCTTTCTCATTCGCCGCCTTGTTTCCAAGGGCCATCCCATCCCCCTCCGCATCCATCACGGATCCCGACGACATCCCACGTCAGGATTTCGCATCTTCGCTCTGTAATCATCAGAGGAGACAGAGATGCAGCAGAAACCCTGCCTCACACAAAAGGAGCTTGCGCGCCGCTGGACGATCTCGCACCGCACGCTCGAGCGCTGGCGATGGACCGGCCAAGGTCCGGCCTTCATGAAAATCGGTGGGCGGATCATTTACCGCCTTGAGGATGTGCTGGCGCATGAAGAGGCACATTTACGCCAGACTGCCGACAGCCTGGACGAACGGGTGGCGTGATGCAGTCCGAGGCACCAGACGAAGTCAGCTTCTGTGCCTGGGTGGCCCAGGCCGAGCCGGGCGCGGCCGTAATCTATCACCGTGGGTTCCTCGCGGTCGATGCGGCTTCGCTCATCTCAAAGCTGACACCTGACCAGAGGCGGGTACTGAGAGATCTCGCTGCGGCGGCTTGGCGTGCCGCCGAACAGGGGTTGGTACATCTCGTCCAGGAACGGCTCGCCTCGGATCGCTTCGCCTATCTGGCGATCGCTCGGTCGAGACCGACCACCCCAACCGAATCCATCACCGACCGGTTCTTGCCCGCCGCGTGACACTGAAGCCCCAGAATTGGAGACCTACATGGCTTACCCCGAAAATATTCCGAGCGTGGATGACATGCTTAACATGCCAGTGACAGAACTGACGCTCATGCCTCCGTCGCTGCTTGCCGCTGTTCAGGCGGAAATCGATACCGCCGCTGCGCGCATGAAAGCGGTGACCGAGCGCTTCGCCCTCGCTCTGGAGGTGCGTTATGCTGACCGTGCGACTGAGCACCGTCACGACGCCGGCAAGGACACGGGCACGATCCGCTTTGCAGATGGCGGTGTCACTGTGATCGCAGATCTGGCGAAACGGATCGACTGGGATCAGGCGAAACTCGCCCAGATCGCCGAAAACATCGCCTCGGCTGGCGAAGACCCGTCCGAGTTCATCGACACCACGTTGAAGGTGTCCGAGCGCAAATACGCGGCACTTCCGGAGTCGTGGCGCAAAGGCTTTGAGCCTGCGCGCACGGTCCGCACCGGCAAGCCCAAGTTCCGATTGGTGCTGGGCGAGGAGGTGCGATGATGGCTATTTCTCTTGCATCTCTGCGCACCAGTTCGGTGCTCCAACCACCGCGTATCCTGATCCACGGCGTTGCCGGGGTCGGAAAATCCACCTTCGCGGCTGGCGCGGGCGCGCCGGTGTTCATCATGACCGAGGACGGCCTCGGTAAGCTGCAGGTTCCGCATTTTCCGTTGGCGACCAGCTTTGCCGAAGTTGCACAAGCGCTCGACGCCTTGCTGGAGGAAGATCACGATTACGGCACGGTCGTCGTTGACAGCGTCGACTGGCTGGAACCGCTAATTTGGGCAGAGGCGTGCAAACGCAACGGCTGGCAGTCGATCGAAACCCCGGGCTTTGGAAAGGGCTACGCCGAGGCTCTGACCATCTGGCGCGAATATCTCGACAAGCTGAATGCGCTGCGCGACCGAAAGGGCATGGTGGTCATCCAGATTGCCCACACAGACATCAAGCGCTTCGACAGCCCAGAGCATGAACCCTATGACCGGTATGTGATCAAGCTGCAGACCCGAGCTTCGGCGCTGCTGCAGGAACATTCCGATGTGGTGCTGTTTGCCAACTACCAGATCTCGGTCGCTAAATCCGATGTCGGCTTTAACAAGAAGGTGACCCGGGCGCTCGGGTCCGGTGCGCGCGTTATGCACACCGAAGAGCGTCCCGCCTTCCTCGCCAAGAACCGTTACGGCCTGCCGGACACCCTGCCGCTTGAGTGGTCAGAGTTCCTCGCAGCCATGCCCCAACCTGAATAGACCAGACCTGAAAGGATACGACCATGGCACGTTTTGATACGCCCTTTGACGCTACCAGCGTTGAACCCACCACCGCTTACGAGCTGCTGCCCGCAGGCAAATACCGCGCCCAGATCGTCGAAAGCGAGATGCGCGTTACCAAAAACGGTATGGGCCAGTTTCTCTGGCTGATGCTGGATATTTTGGACGGCCAGCATCAGGGCCGGAAGATCTTTGATCAGCTGAACCTCGTGAACCCGAACCCGACCACGGTTGAGATTGCACAGCGCACCCTTTCGGCCATCTGCCACGCCACGGGCCGGATGCATGTCAGCGCCAGCGAGGAACTGCACCTGATCCCGATGACGATCCAGGTGAAAATCAAGCCGCCGAAGAACGGTTACGGCGAGAGTAACGCAATAGCTTACCTTCAGCCTGAGGCTGGCGGATCTCCGGCCGCTGCTGCCAAGCCTGCTGCCCCTGCCGTGGCACCGCCCACGACGCAGCCTGCTTCTGCCCCGGCCAAAATGGCCTCCGCTCCCTGGAACAAGAAGGGCTGATGCACAGCGCTGCTCCAGCCCCTGTGTGCGGGGGCAGCGCCCTACCCCATCTAAGGATATTCCCATGACTGATCTGACTAACGCGGCCCCTTGGGCCGTGACCAGCCCCGGCTTGCCTGATGACCAGCGCCGGTTGATCGAACTCGACGACGCCATTGCCAAAATCCGCACTCAGATCGCAACCGCCGATCTGGCGCGCCAGCGGGGTCACAAACCCATCGATCCAGACTGGTTCCACAGGGCCCGCACAGCGCTTCGGCATCTGAGCCGCGAGCGGGCGGAACTTCTGGCCCAAGGCACCGGTCGTCGCCGCCGCGAAAAGCTGAAGGACGCGCTGATCGGTGTTCTGCGTGAACGGCACGATCCTGCGACATGGGACGGCATTCTGGCCGAGGCCCAAGCCCGCAGTGAACGGGAGGGCTTGTGATGGCTGATCTTCCCGCACCCCCCACGCCAACGCTGACGGCGATCTATGCCGATTATGAGGCCCGCCAGGGCGATGGCTTCCGTGACCATCTCGGCGCATCCATCATCGGTAAATCTTGCGCACGCGCGCTCTGGTATGATTTCCGCTGGGTCACGCCTGCGCGCCATTCCGGCCGCCTGCTGCGCCTCTTCGAGACTGGTCAATTGGAAGAGGACCGCCTCGTGCGAAATCTGCGTGCCACTGGTGCAACGGTGCTCGAGGTCGATCCCGAAACCGGTCGCCAGTTCCGGGTCGAGGCCCATGGCAGCCATTTCGGCGGCTCGCTGGACGGCGTTGCCATCGGCATCCTAGAGGCCCCGAAGACCTGGCATGTGCTGGAGTTCAAGACCCACGGGGTCAAGAGCTTCACTGAGCTGACCGCCAAAGGCGTGGTGCTGGCTAAGCCCCAGCATGCCGCGCAGATGCAGCTCTACATGCATCTGACGGGGATCACCCGCGCGCTTTATGTGGCGGTCTGCAAGGACACTGACGCGCTGCATATTGAACGGGTTGAGGCCGAACCTGCCACGGCGGAACGCCTTTTGGAGAAGGCTGGCCGGGTTATCTTTGCCCAGCACCCGCCTGCGCGGATCAGCGAAGATTCGGCTTGGTTCGAATGTCGTTTTTGCGATCACCATGCCGCCTGTCATGAGGGTGGCGGGGCCGCTGTGACCTGTCGGTCCTGCCTGCATTCTACCGCCGTCGGAGCGCTTCCAGAAGAAGTGGATACCGGTTCTTCGTCTGGAAGCGCGGCAAGCAAAGACTTCGGTGGATGGCACTGCGCGCGGCACGACAGAATGCTGTCGCCGGCCGAGCAGCGGGCCGCCTGCGGCAAACATCTCTTCATCCCCGATCTCGTGCCGGGTGAGGTCATCGATGCGGGGGACGACATTGTCACCTACCGCATGAAAGATGGCGCCTCCTGGTCAAATGACGCCCGCAACACGGAGGCTGCGCCATGCTGACCCTGCGCCCCTATCAACAGGCCGCGATCGCCGCGATCTACAAGTACTACGCCGAGAAATCTGGCAATTGCTGCGTTGTGATCCCCACGGCCGGCGGCAAGTCCCTCGTCATGGCGTCCTTCATCGAAGGGGTGCTGAAGGCGTGGCCGGATCAACGCATTCTGATCGTGACCCATGTGCGCGAGTTGATCGCGCAAAACCATGCCGAGATGACTGGGCTTTGGCCTGAGGCGCCCGCGGGCATCTATTCGGCGGGCTTGGGCAAACGCGAGGCACGGGCGCGGATCCTCTTCGCCGGGATCCAATCAATCCATCGCCGCGCCCATGAGATCGGCCACACCGATCTGGTGCTGATTGATGAGGCCCATCTCATCCCCGGCAATTCCAGCACAATGTATCGGCGCTTTCTTGACGCGCTGCAGGAGATTACCCCCGCACTCAAGGTGATCGGGTTCACCGCCACACCGTTCCGGACGGGCAGCGGCATGCTGCATGAGGGCAAGGACGCACTCTTCACCGACATTGCCTATGAGGCTCCAGTTCGCGATCTGATCGACGCTGGATATCTGAGCCCGCTAGTGTCGAAACAACCGGCAACACGGTTGGACATCTCGAAGGTCGGCACCCGTGCGGGTGACTTCATTGCGCGCGATCTGGCAGCCGCAGTTGATCAGGATACCATCACGCGGGCAGCCGTGAGCGAGATCATCACTCATGGAAAAGACCGCAAATCCTGGCTGGCCTTCTGTTCGGGCGTCGAGCACGCGCGTCATGTGGCCGAGGAGTTTGCCCGTCAAGGGATCGCCTGCCGCACAATCTTCGGGAACACGCCAAAGGACGAACGCGATGCCATTGTCGCAGCCTTTAAACGGGGTGAAATCCGCGCACTGGCCTCAATGGGTGTGCTGACGACCGGGTTCAACGCACCCGCCGTCGATCTGATTGCGCTCCTGCGCCCCACCAAGTCTGCAGGGCTCTACGTTCAGATGGTGGGTCGCGGCACGCGGCTGGCTCCGAACAAGGAAAACTGTCTGGTTCTCGACTTTGCGGGCAATGTCCGCCGCCACGGACCGATCGATCTGGTCCGCCCGAAACGCCCGGGCGATGGCGGAGGTGGCGAGGCCCCCACAAAGGTCTGCCCCGAGTGCGACAGCATCCTCGCGCTCTCGGCAACGGAATGCCCGGATTGCGGTTACGTGTTCCCAGCACGCGAGGTGAAAATAGCCCCCACAGCGGCCACGCTTCCGGTTTTGTCGCCGAAAGTCCAATGGCTGCTGGTCCACGGTGTGTCCTACAGCCGGCACGACAAGCGCGGCGGGCTGCCATCACTGAAGGTCACCTATAGCTGCGGGCTCAAGTCCTACAACGAATGGGTCTGTGTCGAGCATCAGGGCTATGCGCGCCAGAAGGCGTTCGAGTGGTGGCGCAAGCGCGCGCCGGGCTGCCCGATGCCGCGCAATGTCGACGATGCCATTGCGCAGGCGGGGCAACTGGCTCGGCCAACCGCGATCTCGGTGCGTCCGTCTGGCCGCTTTCTTGAAATCTCCGGCTATAGGTTCGACCCATGCACCAAATCAACTCCGGCCTCTGCGCCCTCTGCCGCCGGGAACCTCGCGGGTTTGGCTGGTTCAACCCGATATTCACAGTCTCGGACAAGCGGCGGGACCAAAGCCGCAAACACCTCTGTTCTCGCACCTGCCAGGACATCTGTCACAGGAGGACAGGTATGATCGATCCCACCCCTAATGAAATGCAGGCGATGAGCGTTGGTGGCCAATATGGTGGCGAATACCTCGAGAGCATCGGTAAATCCGATCTTGCCACCCTGACCGAGACTGAGTGGGACCGCTTCATCGACGCGGTCGTCACCGGCTACTGCGACCACCTACGCGAACTTGCGGGGCAAGACCGCAAACGCCTCGACGCCATGACACCCGAGGTGCCCTTCTGATGACCAATACATCTTTCATGGCGCGCTTCGGCGCGCGGCTTGTCACCAATGGCTATGCTATTCTCCCCATCGGCCCGGGCACAAAGAAGCCCGGCCGCTTCCAGCGTGGGGCGTGGGCGGACTATCCAGAATGGAACCGGCACACTGAGCGCCCGACCACGGAGGTGGAGGTGACGACGTGGTCGGCCTGGCCCGAGTGTGGCGTCGGGCTTGTTGGTGGTGCGGTTGCAGCCGTCGATATCGACGTTGTTGAAGACGCCGAACTTGCGCTCCGGATCGAGGGATTGGCGCGCGAACGGCTGGGGGACACGCCGGCGCTGCGCATCGGTAAAGCGCCGAAACGGATGCTGATCTATCGCACAGAAACCCCTTTCCGGGGCATCAAACGTCATCCGCTGGAAGTGCTTTGCCTTGGTCAGCAGTTCGTGGCCTACGCCAACCACCCGGACACTGGCGCGCCCTATGCCTGGCCCGAGGAGGGGCTGGCGGATATCGACATCACGGAGCTGCCTAAGATTACCGCAGAGATGGCACGCGCCTTTCTCGATGAGGCCTATGCGCTGTTGCCCGAACATCTGCGCCAACGTGGCCTCGCGACAGGATCAACAGGCACGGAGCACCTGCAGGCCCACAGCCAAATGGGGACATTGCCGGCCATTGAGGCTGCGCTGAAATGGATGCCAAATGCAGAGTTGGATTATGACAGCTGGGTGCGGATTGGCATGGCGCTGAAGGGAGCGCTTGGTGACGCCGGGGGCGATATCTTTGCCGGCTGGTCAGCGCAGGCGGCAAAGAATGTGCCTGCGGCGACCGCTAAGGCCTGGGCCAGTTTCAAACCGGACCGGATTGGCGCGGGCACGATCTATCACCTGGCCATGGAGCGCGGCTGGCAACCTGATGCTTCACTGCGCTTTGATGGATCGACGGCCCGCGATGAACAGCATCCTGCGGCGGATCTCTTGTCGAAGCTGGGAGAACATGCTGAGGGTGATGAGGAATCTTCGGCCACCTCGCCATTCACGCTGATCATGCCCGATGGATTGGTGGGGGATCTGACCGACTACATGCTGTCGACAGCCCGGCGTCCTCAGCCGTTGTTGTCACTCGGTGCGAGCCTTTGCGCGATTGGTGCGCTCATGGGGCGGCAGTATCGCACCGAGAGCAACCTGCGCTCGAACCTGTATGTCGTGGGCATTGCGGATAGCGGATCAGGCAAGAACCACGCCCGCGAGATCATCAACGAGGTCTTTTTCGAGGCGGGGCTGGCCCATTATCTCGGTGGCAACAAGATCGCCTCCGGCGCGGGGCTTTTGACCGCACTGCATCGTCAGCCGGCGATCCTGTTCCAGATCGACGAATTCGGTATGTTCCTGGCGGCGGCAGCCGATCGACGGCGCAGTCCGCGCCATATCACCGAAATCCTCGATAATATGACCGAGCTTTACACGGCGGCTGGCGGGATCTTTCTAGGCGCGGAATATGCTAACCGTGATGGCTCAAACGAGCGGCGGGATATCAATCAACCCTGCCTGAGTGTCTATGGCACCACGACGCCTTTGCACTTCTGGGGTGCATTGCAGGGCGCAAACGTCGTCGATGGATCGCTGGCGCGCTTTCTGATCCTGCCGAGTGATGAGGATTACCCGGACGAAAATATCGCCGTGGGCATGCGCCAGGCTGATCCTGCGCTGATCGCCGGGTTGCAAAGCGTGGCCTGCGGTGGTGGGCACCAGAAAGGCAATCTTGCAGGCAAGACGGCCGATCAAAACACCGCGGTGAACCCAACAATCGTGCCGATGACCGAGGATGCCCGAGACCGGTTTCGACTGCTCAGCGCAGAGCTGACGGGGGAGTTGCGCGCAGCAAGTGGAACAGCCTTCACTGCGATCCTGGCGCGTATTGGGGAGAACGCGTTGAAGCTGGCGCTGATTGTGGCGGTTGGACGCGATCCGACCAACCCTGCGATCGACCTCTCGGCCGCAGATTGGGCCATTGATTTTGTGCGCCATTATGCGCGGCGGACCATGGAGGCTGTTGAACGCCATGTTGCTGACACCGAGACGGAAGCGCATCTCAAGCGGTTGAAGGAGATTATTCGGGCGGCAGGTGCGAAAGGCATCGCCAAATCCGAAATCACGCGCGCCTCACAATGGCTCAAGTCGCGTGACCGTGATGAGATCCTGCTGACCTTGATCGAAAGCGGGGATGTCACGACGGGTATGCGCGGCTCATCGACCAAGCAGGCCATGGTGTACAGGTTGGCGCGGTTTGGCGGGTGACGGGAGATCCTTCAAACCCACTGAAGCTGAATTTGAAGTACGCATTGGGCATAACGCAATGAGTTAAAACGGAAAAAAGGAATCCTTCAAATCTTTCAATCTTTCAAGAGGACCCCTTATCCCTGTACGCGTACGCGCGCGTTTAAATAATAAGAGAGAGGTACCTATTGAAATATTGAATAATTGAAAGATTATATATTACACATACAAGACAACGACTTAGGGGCGGAAATCTTTCAAGAGCCCTCCCTGAATGTTTTGAAAGATATGCCGGGCGGCCTCGTCGCCCCGCGCCTGACCTGACCAGACCACCCTTCGGGGCCTGGCGAGACCGCAGCCTTCACGGGATAGCCGTCTCGCCTCGCTCACCAAATCGAAGAGGAGGTCTGCATGACCCAACCCACACAAACCCCGCGCAGTATCCTTGCGCTTGACCTCGGCACGACCACCGGCTGGGCCATCCGTGGCTTTGACGGCCTGATCACCAGCGGCACCGCATCGTTTAAGCCCGGCCGTTATGACGGTGGAGGGATGCGCTATCTGCGGTTCACCAACTGGCTAACAGAGCTTGACCGGTTGTCTGGACCGATTGGGGCGATCTGGTTCGAGGAAGTGCGCCGTCACGCTGGCACCGATGCAAGCCACATCTACGGCGGACTCATGGCGACTTTGACGTCATGGGCTGAATTGCGCGGCGTGCCCTACGAGGGCGTCCCGGTCGGCACCATCAAACGCCATGCCACCGGCAAGGGTAACGCATCAAAAGAGGCTATGGTCGCTGCTGCACGTGCCCGAGGATTTAGCCCCGCTGATGACAATGAAGCGGACGCTATCGCCATCCTGCAGTGGGCCATCGAGACCCGGGGAGGTGTGGCATGAGGTTCACACCCAAAGGCTATGGCGGGCACCGCCGTGATCCTGAACAGGTCAAACGGGACGGCTGGCACGAACAAGGCGTGCTGGCTGTCAGCGTTGACGATCAACGCCTGACTTGGCCGGAACGTGAACTGGTCGAGCAATTGGGTACAAAACTCTATGGGCCACGCCCCGCGGGGGAGGTGCGCCATGGGTGAGAAGAAGACCTGGACCGCGGACGATGTCGCGGATCATTTCGAAGAAGCGATCCGCACCCTGCGCAAACTTCCACCAGTGAAGGCGCGTGGGTATTTCAACGCATGGCCGGACATCGCGCGGACCAGCCGCGAGATCGCAGCGATGGAACCGCAGCCGATGCGGGTCTGGCCGTCGTCGGCGTCGATCACCCGTCTTGAGCAGACCTTTGATTGGGTGCTTTGGATTGAAGAGGCTGAACGTAAGTTGATCTGGTCACGGGCGGCGCGCGTGCCGTGGAAACAAATCAGCGGCGAGTTAGGTGTGGATCGTACCACTGCGTGGCGCAAGCACAAGCTGGCCTTGACCAAGATTGCTTCGCGGCTGAATGCTTAAGTGAATCCAATGTGTTGCAACACTTTTGTGTTCGACACATGCAACAGTTTCGTGCTACCCGTAGGGCATAATGGGGAGAGTGCGTTGGAAGACGGCTCTCCCCGTTTCCGTTCTGGATATGTGTGGTTTGAAGCGCCGCAGCCGGTGACCAGTTTTCCGAAAAAACTGTCTCCGCTCAAATCTCCGAATCTGGTAACCCATTGAAAATGAACGGGTCCCTCCTGTTTGCAACCGTATACGGGGGGGCGAGGCGCAGGGCTTTCCCAGTGACGCCGCCGAAAATACCCGTTTCGTTTCGCTTTGCCACAAAACCCAATGAAACAAGGGGCTGACGCCCCCAAACACCCCGCCTGAAACGAAACGGGGGTCGGACCCCATTTCGTTTCACGGACTTTCGGTTCGTTTCGGGGCACTGATGCGTTTCGTTTCACCGCCCAACACCAGGAACCACCCATGGACGTGATCGAACTGCCTCTCGGGCAGATCATTCCCTATGCCCGCAACCCACGCCGCAACGACAAGGCCTTGGCAGCGGTCGCCGCTTCCATCGCGGAGTTCGGTTGGCGCCAGCCTATCGTGGTGGACGAGAACATGGTGGTACTTGCCGGGCACACGCGGCTGGAAGCGGCGCGACAACTGGGGCTCGAGACCGCGCCGGTGCATGTGGCCAAGGGGCTGACCGAGGCCCAGGCGCGGGCCTTCCGGATTATGGACAACCGCTCGGCCCAGAACGCCGAGTGGGACGAGGACCTGTTGGGGTTGGAGCTGGGCGACCTCATTGAGGCCGAGTTCGACCTCGGGCTCACGGGCTTTACCGAGGACGAGTTGAACGCGTTGTTGTCCGGGGTCGAGGAAGCGGCTGCCGAGGATGCCGACGAGGTTCCCGACGCGCCGGAAGACCCGGTCAGCCGCCCGGGCGATCTGTGGGTGATGGGCCCGCACCGGCTGCTCTGCGGCGATGCCACGGTGGCGACGGACGTGGAGCGCCTGCTTGGGGGTGACAAGGCCAACATCTGCTTCTGCGATCCGCCCTACAACGTCGATTATGCCGGTGGCGTTGGTGCCGAGAAGGCCGGCAAGGATCGCCGGATCAGGAACGACGCGCTTGGGCAGGATTTCGGCCAGTTCCTGTATGATGCCTGCGCGCTGATCAATGCGCACACCGCGGGCGCGGTCTATATCTGCATGTCGTCGAGTGAGCTGCACACGCTGCAGAAGGCCTTCACCGAGGCCGGCGGCCACTGGTCGACCTTCGTGATCTGGGCCAAGGACAGGTTCACGCTGGGGCGGTCCGACTACCAGCGCCAATACGAGCCGATCCTCTATGGCTGGCCCGAAGGAACCAAGCGCCGCTGGTGCGGGGCGCGTGACCAGGGCGATGTGTGGCTGATCGACCGGCCGGCGAAGAACGAGTTGCACCCGACGATGAAGCCGGTGGCTCTGGTCGAACGCGCCCTGCGCAATTCCAGCCGCGTGGGCGATCTCGTGTTCGACCCCTTCGGCGGCAGCGGCACGACGCTGATCGCGGCCGAGACGACCGGACGCAAGGCGGCGCTTCTGGAGCTTGATCCGAAATACGTCGACGTGATCGTGGAGCGCTGGCAGCGGTTCACCGGGCGGCAGGCGGTACTGGATGGTGAGGGGCGGTCCTTCGATGAGGTCCGCGACACGAAGGCGGCGGCCGCATGAAGCAATCCCGGCTTATGTCGCTGATCGAGGCCCTCGCCAACGTGGCCGTGGGCTACGGCGTCGCCGTCGTGACGCAAATGCTGATCTTCCCCGTGTTCGGCCTGCACACGACGCTGGTGCAGAACCTCAAGATGGGCGGAATTTTCACCATCGTCAGCCTGGCCCGCTCCTTCGCCCTGCGGCGGCTGTTCGAAGCGCTCCGTGTGCGCGGGACGAAATAAGCACCGCCGCCCCGGCGAGGGACGGCGGCAACAGGTGCGAGGCAAGTCAGGGAATTATGCGATAGACCCGTCCGCGCGCCTCAATCTTCTCGGAGGTGATCGTCAGCCCGAGCCGCTTCTTCAGCGCGCCAGCCATGGCGCCGCGTACGGTGTGTGGCCTCCACGACAGCGCGGCCGCGATCTCGTCGATGGTGACGCCGCCCTCGGCGCGGAGCATCTCGATGAGCCTTGCCTGCTTCGTGCCAGTGCGCGGTATTCGTACCTTGGACGCGGCGCCGGGAACCGGCTGCTCCGACTCGATGCCGATGGCGGCAAGGCCAGCGTCGGTGATGTGCAGCAGGATCGCGCAACCATCCTCGTCGTTGCGCCAGATGCGGTTCAGGGCAGGATCGGCCTTCGCGCGTTGGTCCGTCACCGTCTCGGCGATCAGCCCACGCTTCAGCAGCGCGCCGATCACCTTGGCGGCGGCACCTCCGCGCAAGCTGCCGGGGAGCGGCAGGACGTTGCGGTCGTCGCGCTGCGCGGCAGCGCTGAGAATAACGAGTTGCGTGTCGGAAAGCTTGGTCATCCGGGGTCTCCTTCATCGGGCCGCGACATGCGGCGCCTTCTACGACCCCAAGCCCGCCAGCGGGCGGGCCGGAGTTCGGGCAGAGCCGGGGATCACTCGGCGTATTCGCCTTCGCCGAAGGCGCTGTCGGTGATGCGCTTCAACAGGTTGGCGTAGTGTTCGAGGGTCCCGACGATGGCCCAGTTGACCGCCTCGGGGTCGAACCCGAAGTGATCGTCGCTGAGCGCCTGCAGGCGGGCGAGCATCTCGTCGATCTCGGCCTTCTTTCCGATGAAGGCGGCGAGCGCGGCTTCGTGATTGCGACGGGCCTTCTCGGCACGAAGCTGATGGCGGGGCGTGGTCCGGGGGTTCAGGCGGTTCATCGTGGTCTCCTTTCAGCGGCAATCGCGAAGGTCGAGGCCCGTCTTGCGCTGGAAGTCGGCGTAGGCGTTTTCGAGCGCCTCGAGGAGGATGGTGTCGTCTTCCCGGCCGTCGAGCGAGGCGCGGATGTCCTCGATCGCATCGATCATGCGGCGGGTTTCCGGGTTTGCGAGGGCTTCGGTGAAGGTCATCGTTGTCTCCGTTGATTGCATTGTTTCGTGCAATCAGCTTCGCTCTGAAGGGTCGGCGTATCCAGTATAATCGCAGCAATATCATGGCTTTATGAGCGAGCCGGGAGCAATCGCGTGTCATCGCCCAGCCAGCCCATCGGGGTGATCGCGAAGCTTCTGGACCTCTCGGAGCGGCGGGTGCAGCAGCTCAGCCGCGAGGGCGTGATCCCGAAGGCCACGCGGGGCCAATACGACCTGATCGGCTCGGTGCGCGGCTATGTGCGTTACCTGCGCGATCAGGCCGCGAAGGCGCAGGCCGGCGCGCCGGACTATGCCGCCGAACGGGCGCGGTTCATCCGGGCGCGGGCCGATCTCGCCGAGATGGAGGCCGAAACGAGGCGCGGCGCGGTGATCGCGGCCGAGGACGCGGAGGCGGCCTGGATCGCGGTGCTGGCGCTGCTGCGCACGCGGCTTCTGGCGCTGCCCGACCGGCTGGCGCCGCAGGTCCATGCCGCGGCAAGCCCCGGGGCGGTGCGGGACGTGCTGCGCGGGGCCATGCGCGAGGCGCTGGAGGAACTGGCGGAGACGGATGTGCGCCTTGAGCGAGACAACGACGATCCTGACCCTGTCGGGGACGCCGGTACTGCAAAGGTCGGTGCGCCGGGCGCTGAAGGCGCTGACACCGCCGCCGGAGTTGACGATCAGTGACTGGGCGGATGCGAACAGGCGGTTGAGTTCGGAGGCGAGCGCCGAGCCGGGGCGCTGGCGGACCTCGCGCGCCGAGTATCAGCGCGGGATCATGGAGGCGATCTCGGACGGCGCTGCCGAGACCGTCGTCATCATGTCGAGTTCGCAGGTGGGCAAGGCGCTGGCACTGGACACGCCCATCCCGACGCCCGGGGGTTGGACGACCATGGGCGAGATCAGGGTTGGCGATGTGATCTTCGACGAGCGGGGCCGGCCCTGCCGGGTGACGGCAGCGACCGGGGTGATGACGGACCGGCCCTGCTACCGGGTGCGGTTCTCGGACGGCAGTTCGATCATCGCCGATGCCGATCATCTCTGGGCGGTAGAGTCCGACACGGAGGTGCGCGCGAGCCGCGCCATGGGGGACCTGTTCGATGATGAGCCACCGGATGGTTCTGACAACGAGGGAGATTGCTGAGACAGCGCATTACTACACAGACAGAAAAAGAAACCGCTATGCCATCCCGGTGGCGGGGGCACTGGAGCTGCCCGAGGCCGACCTGCCGATCCCGCCCTATGTGCTCGGCGTGTGGCTGGGTGACGGGCACAGCTATGGTTCGCAGATCACCGCGCATGAGGATGATCTCGAAATCGCCGATCACCTGCGCGGCTGCGGCATGGCGGTGGAGGTCAAGGCGAAGGACAAGCGGTTTGCGCACATCCTGACGCTCAGGCCGACCTTTCCCTGGCCAGACCACATCTGCCGGCGCGGGCACGACATGAACGTGGTCGGCCGGTACAAGGGAGGCAACTGTGCCGAATGCGGGCGGCAATTCGGCATGCAGTGGAAGCACGGGGCGTCGGTCGATCCGGTTCTGCCGGAGGCAAAACCCTTCAGCCTGAGGCTGCGGGAACTGGGCCTCATCAAGTCGCGCAAGACACCGGACACGGGCAAGCATATTCCACCGGCCTATCTCAGGGCATCGAAAGATCAGCGGCTGGCGCTGCTGCAGGGGCTGATGGACACGGATGGGTACATTGATGACCGCGGGCGCTGCGAGTTCATCACGATATACCCGCGTCTGGCCGAGGGCTTTGGCGAGTTGCTGGCGACGCTGGGGATCAAGTTTACCGCCGTTGCAAAGCAGCCGAGCGTGGTGATCGACGGGGTGCGCAAACCGGGTAAGCCCGCGACGCGGTTCTCCTTCATGATCTACGAGGACACACCCGTGTTCCGGCTTGCGCGCAAGCGGGCGCGGCTTGCCTCGCGCGAAGGCCGGCGCACCACCGAGACCGAGCGCCGCCGGATCATTGCAGTCGAAAGGGTCGCCAGCGTTCCGGTGCGCTGTATCCAGGTCAACAGCCCGAACAGGCTTTATCTGGCCGGGCGATCAATGATCCCGACCCACAACACCGAGATGCTGAACAATGCCGTCGGTTACCACATCGACCAGGATCCGGCGCCGATCATGGTGGTGATGCCGACCGAGCGCGACGCAGAGACCTGGTCAAAGGACCGTTTCTCGCCAATGGCGCGCGACACACCGTGCCTCAGGGACAAGATCGCCAACCCGAAGTCGCGCGACGGCAACAACAAGATCCTGCACAAGCGCTTTGCCGGCGGCCATCTGACGATTGTCGGGGCCAATGCGCCCTCGGGGCTTGCGAGCCGGCCGATCCGGTTACTTCTGTGCGACGAGGTTGACCGCTACCCGTTCAGCGCCGGCGCCGAGGGTGACCCGGTGAATCTGGCGAGGAAACGCACGGTGACCTTCTGGAACCGCAAGATCGTGCTCGTTTCGACGCCCACCAACAGGGGCGCGAGCCGGATCGAGACGGCCTATGAGGAAAGCGACCAGCGGCAATACTGGGTGCCGTGCCCGGAGTGCGGCGAGGCCCAGGTGCTGGTCTGGGGGCAGGTCAGATGGGAGAAGAGCGAGCAGGGTGAGCACCGGCCGGCGACGGCGCATTACGAGTGCATCCACTGCGCCGCGAAGTGGGACGACCAGGCAAGATGGTCGGCCGTGGGCCGGGGCGAGTGGCGCGCGCGGCGGCCTTTCACGGGCATCGCCGGGTTCCACCTCAACGAGATCTATTCGCCCTGGGTGCGGCTCGAGGCGATGGTGAAAAACTTCCTCTCCGCCCGCGCCGGCGGCGACGAGGCGATGAAGACCTTCGTCAACACCTCGCTTGGCGAAACCTGGGTGGAGACCGGCGACGCACCCGACTGGCAACGGCTGGCGGGTCAGAAGGAAGACTGGCCGGCGGGCACGGTGCCTGAGAAGGGCTTGTTCCTGACGGCCGGGGCGGACGTGCAGAAGGACCGGATCGAGGTCGATGTCTGGGCCTGGGGGCGCGGGTTGGAAAGCTGGCTGGTGGATCACATCGTTATCGACGGCGGGCCCGCCGATCCGGCGTGCTGGCGCGGGCTCACCGATCTTCTGGGCCGGACATGGAGACATGCAAGCGGCGCGCCAATGACCATCGCGCGGCTGGCGATCGACACCGGCTACGAGACCAGCGCGGTCTATGGCTGGGCGCGGCAGGTTGGCTTCGCGCAGGTGGCGCCGGTGAAGGGCGTCGAGGGGTTCAACCGGGTGGCGCCGGTGACCGGCCCCACTTACG